TGTTGCTAAAGAAATGATTGATGCTAAACTTGCAGCAGAGCAAGTAGCAGAAGTTCGCAGATTAGTAGACCACAGGTTTGGTTCAGGTACGTGGCAATCTATTTTAGACGAAAGAGCTAAACGTATCAGGGAAGCAAAAGAAGCAGCCGCAGCAGCTAGACGTGAAGCAATAAAAAAACACAACGAAATGATGGAAACAATTAAGATAGTCATAGCTGTTTCTGTGGTTGGATTACTTGCTCTTGGCTTTTTAGCCTTTGCAATTACTGCATCTGCTATGGCCTATTCATTAATTACTTGACAAACATGATTTTAAATGGTATAACTGTACTATGAGAAAACCACAACAAAGTTTAGTTAACTGGACACGTCAAGATTGGAGAACCAAAAGTGGTAAGCCATCAGGACAAACAGGCGAGCGTTATTTACCGGCATCAGCTATTAAAGCCCTCACGCCAGCGGAGTATGCGTCCACCACGGCTGCTAAAAGAAGAGGAACTTCTGCTGGTAAGCAATTCGTCAAGCAACCTAAAGCGATACAAAAAAAGACAGCAAAGTTCAGAAGAGGTAGTGCATAATGTGGACAGCGTTAATAGGTCCAATAGCTAATATAGCTGGGAGTTGGATAGATGGAAAAGTCGAAGAAACGAAAGCTACATCGTCAGTTAAAGTCGCAAAGGCGAAAGCTGAAGCTGCTATCATGGAAAAGAAAGCCACTGGCGAGATTGATTGGGACATTGAAATGGCTCGTAGCTCGGCTTCGTCTTGGAAAGACGAGTGGCTTACCATACTTTTCAGTATTCCGCTAATCCTTGCCTTCGTGCCGGGTATGGAAGAGGTAGTAGCAAATGGCTTCGCAAGACTCAACGAAATGCCTGAATGGTATCAATACTCACTTGGAGTTATCGTTGCGGCTTCTTTTGGAGTTCGTTCAGCGACTAAATTCTTTGGAAAGAAATAATGGCTGCAGAAAAGATACTTGAATGGAAACTGCTACCAAGATTTATGATGCTCGTAATGACGCTTATGAGTTGGCGTGTAGTCGAGTGGTTCATGTCCTTACCAGAACCCAGTGCAGCACAGGCTGGTTTAGTATCTGTGGTAACAGGCGCAATGACAGGGGCTTTCGCTGTGTGGATGAATCACGAAGGCAAACACCCCGGACAGTCCAACCATAGAATATCTGAATCACGTAGCGGCAAATGAAATATAACAAATCAAATTTGATTGATAAACTAATTGAGCATGAGGGTATGGTACTTCGTGTTTATCAAGATTCACTAGGGATTGATACTATAGGTATCGGACGTAATCTAGAAGACCGTGGTATTAGTTTAGCTGAACTAAACCATATGGATGTTCCAAATGTAAATACTATATATCAGCATGGCATTACTGAAACTGATGCACGGTATCTAGCAACGAATGACGTACAAATAGTCGAGGATGAACTGTTGAGAGCGCACCCTTGCGTAGACAGGTTGGACAGTGTACGTCAACTTGTACTTGTTGACATGGGTTTTAATATGGGCATACCACGGCTATGCAAGTTTCAGAAAATGTGGAACGCTATCCATGAAGAAAAATATGATATTGCCGCAAAAGAAATGCTTGACAGCAGGTGGGCAAATCAGGTAAAATCACGTGCAACAAAACTTGCTAATGCAATGCATAATGGGGAATTTTAATGACTGATAAAAAAGTAAAAAAGAAATCAGGCAGCGGCTATGTTGAATATATACCGGGTACTAAAGGGCAAACCTATTATAGTAGTTCCTCTAAAGATGCACCGTTTTTTAAATTCAATGTAATAGATAACTTAAAAAAAGCAGGTAAAAGAGTAGGGATAGATATAAAATAATGTTTCCATATACTGAAGAAGAGAGAAAATGGCTAGAGAACTAAATGAACGCCAACAGAAGTTTCTTGATGTCCTCTTTGAAGAGGCAGGCGGTGACGTAGTTGCCGCAAAGAAACTGGCTGGTTATTCTGAAAACACGCCTACCACTGCAATTGTAAAAGGCTTGAAGGAAGAAATCCTTGAAGCAACACAAATGTATATGGCACGTAATGCACCTAAAGCGGCAATGGCTATGACTGGCGCATTGTTTGACCCTACTGAACTAGGTATTCGTGATAAGATGGCTGCAGCTAAAGAACTGCTAGACCGTACTGGTCTTGTGAAGACAGAGAAGATGCAGGTAGAAACAAGTGGTGGCGTTATGCTTATGCCACCTAAAGCTGCTGTTGTAGAGGATGATGACTGATGACACCGCAAGAGATTCAGGCGTTACAACAAGAAGCAATGGATGCTTGGAAAAGCGGAGATAGACTTTCTAATAATTTAACTATGCATCGTAGTAGATATGTTGCAAGAAAACGTGCAGAATTAGAAGCTGCAAAAAATAAAAATAAAGGAAGTCAAGATTTTCGTAAGGGCGGTATGGTTATTTCAATAGTAGACAATCGTAAAGTAAAATGACACGTAGCATAGGCAAATGGAAACTTCCACAGCCAACCGATATTAAAGAAGAAAACGAATGGGTGCAGATACCGCGTATTGCAAGGACTGTACCGTTTGGCTATAAACAAAATGAAGAAGACCCAGACCTTCTTGACCCCATACAAAATGAATTAGACTTGTTAGAGAAAGCCAGACAGCACGTAAATCAATATAGTTATCGTGAGGTAGCTAACTGGTTAAGCGCACAGACTGGCAGATACATATCACATGTGGGATTAAGGAAACGGTTACAACATGAGCGACAGCGTAAGAACCAAGCTGCAAGCCTCCGCAAGTGGGCAGAATATGCGAAAACGGCAATCGCCAAAGCGGAAGCCCTCGAAGAAAGCAGAACGGGCGCAAAAGCCAGCGGTTGAAATTAAAGAGGTAGAGTCTGTAGAATACGATGTAAGTCCAATTGAAGAAACGGCTAACGTATTATTCAAACCTAATCCCGGCCCACAAACTGACTTTCTTGCAGCAAGTGAAAGAGAAGTACTATACGGTGGTTCAGCAGGTGGTGGTAAATCATATGCCATGTTAGCTGACCCCTTACGTTATATGGGACATCCTGCTTTCAGTGGTTTGCTGTTACGACATACAACAGAAGAACTGCGAGAGTTGATATTTAAATCGCAGGAGTTGTACCCAAAAATCTGGCCCGGTATTAAGTGGTCAGAAAGAAAGATGCAGTGGACTGCGCCATCTGGTGCAAGGTTGTGGATGTCTTATCTGGATAGGGATGAAGATGTCTTGCGTTATCAGGGTCTGGCATTTAGCTGGATAGGCTTTGACGAACTGACACAATGGGCCACACCATATGCATGGAATTACATGCGAAGTCGTCTACGGTCCACTGCACCAGACTTGCCCATTTTTATGAGGGCAACAACCAACCCCGGAGGTAGAGGTCATCACTGGGTTAAGAAAATGTTTATTGACCCCGCACCTTACGGAACAACTTTTGATGCCACAGATATTGAAACAACAGAAGTCTTGCGATACCCAGCAGGACATAGCAAGGCTGGAAAGGCTTTATTTAAAAGACGATTTATACCAGCAAGACTTTCTGATAACCCATACCTTTCGGAAGCAGGTGATTACGAAGCAATGCTTCTTTCCCTTCCTGAACAACAACGCCGTCAGTTGCTTGAGGGGGATTGGGACATCAAAGAAGGTGCTGCCTTTACAGAGTTTGATAGGAATGTTCATGTTATTGAGCCTTTCAATATTCCTAATAACTGGGTTAAGTTTCGGGCTTGCGACTATGGCTACGGTAGCCACTCTGGTGTGCTTTGGTTTGCCGTATCGCCTAATGAGCAACTTATCGTATATAGAGAATTATACGTCAGTAAAGTTCTAGCTACAGACTTGGCTGATATGGTAATGAACCTAGAAGCTGAAGATGGTAATATAAAGTATGGAGTACTTGACAGTTCTTTGTGGCATAAGCGTGGTGATACAGGACCATCCCTTGCAGAACAAATGATTGGTAGAGGTTGTCGTTGGAGGCCGTCTGATAGAAGCCGTG